TTCTACCAACAGTCTTTAAAAAATTATGAGGTGTTAGACTGTCACCTGTAAAGGAGGATTCAAAATGACATACAAAGATTACTTCGTAGCAGAAATCAAACATAACGGACGCATTCTTCGCATGGTTGATGATTGCGTCCGTTTACCTTTCGGCAGTGAATATTCCATTCTATTAAAAAATCTAAACACACGCACTGCTGCTGTTAATGTTTCAATTGATGGTCAAGATGTTTTAGATCACCACAGACTTCTCATTCCAGCTAATCAAACTATTGAACTAAATGGATTTATGAAAAATAATGTTGTTAAAAACCGTTTTAAGTTCATAGAAAAAACAGATCAAATATCTGAACACCGTGGTGATAGAGTTGATGATGGTATTGTAAGAATTCAATTTGCTTTTGAAAAACAAGAGCCAGTTCGAATTCGTCAAATCATTACAGAGCAACATGAACATCATCACCACCACCATCACCATCGTGATTATTATTATCCCCGTCCTTGGTGGAGTTACACTGGTAATAGAATAGTCTACAACAGTTCAGACCAATCTGATTTAAAAATGGAAAATATGGCGTTAAATGATGTGAAATCTTGTGATTCACCAGAACATGTTTTTCGAAGCGTTACAGCAGAATCGTTGCAGACTCCAATTAATGATATGGGAATTACAGTCAAAGGGTCTGAAATTAATGAACAATATCATTATGGTATGATTGGTCAAACAGACCCCCCACAAGCGATTGTTATTCGTTTGAAGGGGTCAACTGAATCTGGAAAAGTTCAACAGCCTGTAACAGTCCAAACAAAATTGACTTGCAGTTCATGTGGGACAAAATCTAAATCATCATTTAAGTATTGTCCAAACTGTGGAACTTTTTTAGAATAAAACAAAAAAACATGTAGGGGTTCCATGCCAGTTCGCTCACTTTCGAACAAATGTAGCTTCGATTGTGAGTGAACTGGTTTTTTTTCGTCCAATTAATATATCTACGTAGAACAAAAATAAAAGACATACCATTTTTTCTGGAAGGGGTAACCAATGGAAAAAGAAAAGGATTTAGAGGTTGTTGTAACAGAGCGTTATGGCGAAGAATGTTTGAACGATGCTGTGGTTTCAGACAAGTCTGCTCGTGGTGATGGACGACCACAGGGCTTTGTTGAAATATATGAAGTAGATGAAAACGGTAATAAAAAACTTGTAGGTAAAAATAATCTTGTGTTATATCAAGGAAGAGAAATGTTAGCACAAAGATTGGTTAATACGGAAAATGTAAATGCGACACCAACAAAAGATGAATTTGTTTCTTGGTTTGGTTTAGGTTCTGGTGGGGTTGACCCTGCCGATCCATTTGATCCAGTTTCCCCTGTTGTCACAGATACAGAACTAAATTCGCTGGTTATGATTAATGCAACTGATTCTTCAAATGCAGATTATCAGGTAGCTGGTGGAATTTATCCAGATACAGGTTATTATAAAAAACCATTTGATACGATTGATTTTGAGGCTGATGTTTTAAATGATAACAAATGGTTGATATTAAAAATTACTACAACAATCAGGACAACAGATGCAAATGATGAAAACTTGAATGAAGCGGGGTTATACTCTGCCGAAAGCTCGGGTGGGGGGTACAGCGGCCAGTTCTCATTATTTGCTAGAGTTACATTCCCAACAATTCGAAAAGTTAATACAAGACGAATAAGTTTTGTTTGGTATTTATTCGTTTAATTGGGGGCAAAAAATGTCTGTAAAATCGTTTAGATATAATATGGAAAACATATTAAATGAGCATGGTGATTATGTTAATGAAGTATATATACAAGAAGTTATGGGAATGTCTCGAAAACTTATTGACAATGTTAAAGATAAAATGGAAAAAGCAATTAAATCAAAAGACCCAAAAAATGTAGAAAAATTACTGGATAAAGTTCCAACAAAAAGTTTTAATGAAATCAAAGATGTTTTAAAAGAGAAAGCTTTTAAAGCTAAAAACGAATTTGATATAAATGTAAAAAAAGCGGAAAACAAAATCAGAAATGTTAAAAATCCAGAAGCGAAAAGAGGTTTGGCTACAATGGCAGCTCTTGCTGCAACTGCAACCCAATCTCCAGTTGAAGAAATTATTGAAGAAAATCAGAGAGTTTTTGACCCAAAGAATGTTGTTATGTTATTATTGGGTCTTTTGTTTTTAGCAAAATTCGCATTGATGCAAGCGCAGGGATACGTTTTTGTAAACCCTGTAACTGGATATTTGTTCGTTGGGATAGCTGCTCTAATGGTTATCAAAACAACTTACAATTTAATAATGGGAAAAGACGCAAAGAGTTTATTTATAATACTTTAAAGATAATAAATTGATAGATTATTTTTTGTGGAAAGGATATTTAAGTGTTGAAATACAAATGTTATGAGAAGATGAATGTTACAAGGATGAATTTTTTAGAAAATTCATTAGGAGGATAAACAAAAATGGCTAATATTTCGCCGGGTGTATTTACGAAAATTATTGACCTTTCCACATTCGTAGCGGCAGTACCAGCAACAATTGGTCTTTGCTTTGGTCTAACACCTAAAGGAAGAGATAATCAATTAGTTTTTGTTGGTTCAAGAGCTGATTTTATTTCAGAGTGGGGAGAACCAGATGTAACTTTATATGGTAGGGGTTTTGGTCAAGGTCCTTACATCGCATACAACCATCTTGGAGAGTCTGGTTCATTTTATTGGATGCGTGTTCTTCCAGACGATGCTGCGTATTCCAATATGCGTATTGATTCACAATTGGCTACAGCAGATTCTTCTGCATCAGTATCTATCACTTATGTAGATTCTTTGAACTCACTTGCAGAAATGAGAACTAATCTACAGACAAGTGGTGACACAAAACCTGTTGGTTTTCTATATCCAATCGGAAGAGGTGAATATTATAATGGACTTTCAGTTAGAATAACTGAGTTCTCAAATCCACTTCTTTTTGATACATACGTTTTGGATATTTATGAAAAACAATCAGATGGTGACGAAGTTATTATTGAATCATTCAATGTTTCTTTTGATCCACTTGCAAGAGATGATGGTGGAGATTCTATTTTCATCGCATCTGTTTTGGAAACATTTTCTTCAGTATTACGTTTTCAAGTATTTCTTGATGAAGATGAAGAAACATACACTGATGGTTTCAATCTTGTTGCTAGAAACTATGACAAAGAGATTGGTAATGTAACTGTTGGTGTTGATGCAACCGCAGCAATTGGTTGGATTAGAGACAATAAACAAGATTTCAGTGAATGGGAAAAATCACCGGAAACTGGAAATTCCAACTATGCTATCATTGCAAAAGATGGTCGTGGAAATACAATTTGGGGTTGGTTAGGTGCAGCTTATGGAAGTGAAGATGATTCTATCTACGTTTACAAAGACAGAAATCTAACAGGTGCAACTAGAGGTTGGAATGGAGCAACATCTTCATTTGATGCAAACTCTGAAATCACCTATAGAGTAAAACAGTCAGTTGTAAGCATTGCATCAGCATTTACCTCTTCAACACCAGTTCCATTGAAGAAAGGTAGTGATGGCTCATTGATTGATACTGCTGGAGATTTGGATAGTGATGAAGCAGAAGTTTTGTTGCAACAAGCTTATTCTGGTTTATTGACTAATCCAACAACAAGTGAGTTATCAGATCAGATCCTTGATCCTGAATCTATCTATTTCACTCTTGTGTATGATGCTGGTTATCCAACTGATGTCAAAACTGCTATCAGCACTTTGGTTCAAACTCGAAGAGACTGTGTTGCTGTTCTTGACAATGGTGACAATAATAGTGTCAATGCTGCTTTAGCAAAACGTGAAAATGCTCATACATTTAATAACTTCTATACTGCATTGTATGAATCATACAACAAAGTTTCTGATCCATTTACTGGAGCAGATGTTTGGTTTTCACCAATCTATCACTTGTCATACATCATTCCAAGAAGTGATAATGTGTCAGAAATTTGGTTTGCACCAGCAGGCTTCAATAGAGCTGCTATTGATACAATCGAGGAACTTCGTTTCAATCCAAGACTTGGTCAGCGTGATCAGTTATACTTGAAACAGTTGAACCCAATTGTAAAGTTTGCTCAAGGTTATACTGTTTGGGGTCAATTGACATCACAAGCGAAACCAAGTGCGCTTCAAGACCTTAACGTTGTTCGCATGGTTCTGTTTGTACAGAGAGCGTTGGAACAGTTCTGTCGTTTCTTTGTTTTCGAACAAAACGATGCAATCACATGGGGTCAGGTTTCTGGAGCTATTGTGGAATTTCTTGAAGTCATTAAACAAAGAAGAGGGTTGGATTCATATAGTGTTGATGTTGGGGCTAGTGATTATCAAAAGAAAACTAAAACATTTGCAGTTGATGTTTTCTTGACACCTACTCGTGCTGCTGAAAGAATTGAATTGAACTTCTTTATTCAGGGATAATTGCCAAAAAAATGAAGGGGGTGTTTGCAATTCACCCCCTTCATCTTTACGCCGTTAAACTTGGATCGATTTTGTATTCTTCCAATCGGACGATGTTTTGAAGGATTTTTTCGTAGTTATTTATTTTTGGCAGGTTTGCAATGTTGCAACAAATGAAAATATTTGAAGACTGACTTCTATCATCATAAAAACCATCATTATTTTTTCTATTTCTTACAGTATTCACATATGCATCAACATCTACTCTTTCTTCAATCAATAAACCCAAATTTTGTAATATATCTTTTAAATAATAAAAAGACGATTCAGTTATCTTTTCAGTAGTTAGAACAGTTACGGGCGATGATCTAATTGATTGCGCAATATAATATAACTGCTTTAGTTGTGGTTTGTCGTCCAAATAATCAGGAACCTTTTCCTTTTTCAGAATACCTGCACTCTCTGCAATACTCAAATGGTTTTCCAATTCAAAATCACTTGGTATAGCAACAGCAAGAAACATTAACATATTTTAACCTTTCTTTGATGAATAATTATCTTTTGCCCACCCTCCACCTTTGAGGATGAAACTGTTCGGTGAAATGACCTTATTTGCTTGTTTCCCACACTTTGGACACTTCCATTTGTTTCCGTTTCTTAAATGGTTGACAAACTTATCAAACTCGTGGCCGCAGTGTGGACATTCATACTCGTATATTGGCATTATCCGTTCCCCTTATAGTTTATATCTTCTTCTGGTATTTTTAAAACATTTAAAAGAAAACTTTGCATATCAAAGTTATCCATTGATGTATAACCTTTGATTTCTCCATCTTCTTCCTTTATGGACCAACCACTATTTTTTGGTGTATAATTCCAAATTTCCATTTGCATAGACATTTTAGCAGCATCAAGGTGGTTGTGAATCATAAGTCTTTGAAAATCGGTTATCTTGTCTAAAGGAATAGCAAAACTTGCACTTGAACTATTTGTTACAAAATCTATTTTTATTTTCATTTTAAAAACCTGCCGGGCAGCAATGTTCGTTGGCAGTTAACCTCCGTCTGAATATATTATATGGTTCTGAATCTGTCCATATTTCACGAATAGTTTTTTCTCCTATTTTTACACCCATTTCTTTATGGTCTGCAAATGAACACGGAACCATTCTCATATCTGGTGTGATATATGTTGACATTCTACTGCTCTCACACGTATCCAATGCCATTCTTTGAAATTCCGTAAAGTTAGCATGTTTCAGAATATGATTTGCCATACAAGAGTCCATACCGATTTTGAATTTACATTTTGGTTGAGTGAATAGTTTAGCAATTCTCTCATATTGAACCCTCAATGGACAATCCCGTAGGTTTCCCTTTGCACGACCAGCAGGTTTGTACAAAAGAAAAATAACAGCGTTCAAACGGTCAAGATCAACCTTGCCATCCCAAATATCCAACCCCTGCAACATCGGTTCAACGTGTGTAACTATATTTGTTCTCGTCACAACGAAATGGATATTGGTTTTGATTTGTGCATCCATTAAGCTTTCAATGGCCTTGTATGTAAATCTTTTTCCATAATCGCTAACAGCAACGGCTCCACACTGCTGTGAGATTCTAATTTCATCATGTCTTAAATGTTTTCCAGATGTTGTATAGTTTGGGACAACACCATTCTGTACACATTCCCATATGATTTCATAGAATTTGGGGTGTTTGTTTGGGTCACCACGACCGCCCAGTGCTACCTGATTCGTATGATGTTTCACTTGTTGGATGATAAGTCGAAAGTCATCGAGTGTCATGTGGGGTTGTTTCTCATCCCCCTGATAGCAAAATGAACAGTTATTGTGACAGTGACCCATAATGCCAATGTCACACATTGAAGGAAGTTCAAGAACGAACGGGTCATCATTTCCATTTATTCCATACAGAACTTCTAATCCGGTTTGCGTGTTGAAAAGAAGTCTGTATTTTCCGTTATCGAACTCCTTGTCATAGTTAACAATAAATACATTAGCACCCTGTTGTATTGTCTCTTTCTTCAATGTGATCTCCTTCCATTTCGTCTAAGTCGCTCCATTCATACCACCAGTTTCCATCTTCATGCATCATTCTGAACAGAATAAAAATTAATATCAGAATCAATAAGGGAATTGTTGGCATAATTGCTATGAGTAAAACAAGAATTAGAATTCCAGTTTTTGGATTGTTTTCAATCCAATTCAAATATATAGTATTCAATTTATACATCCAACCACAAAATGTTTTAAGTTTATTCAGTTTCAAAATTTACCCCCTCGTATAATGTCATTCCATTTTTCATACTTCTAAGGAAAAAGTCATTGAAGAATTTTACTTTCATACATTTAATACATAGTTCATCGATTGCCTTGAAGTTTGCTTTCTCTGGCAGACTCGATTTTTCCTTCAACTCTTTTAATCGTTCTTCCATTTCAAGAAATTTTTCTTTAACTTCATCAAATGTATACAATCCATTTTTAATTTGAAGTAAGTGTGTTGCATATTGTAAAGGAAATTTTATTTCCCCCGTTGTGAATAGTTCTTCACATTCATAACCCAAACGAAAAACATGCATTGCGTGCTTGGTGTCATATCCAAATTTTTCTTCAAGTTCTGCACGTTTTGGATTTCGATCAGGATTTGGTTCTTTTCCATAATGTCTTTCAATTCGTTTAATCTGTGCATGAGCATATCCCATAAATGTTTTATAAGATGTTTTTGCAGCAAATAGATGTCGGTTTTCAATTATTCTATTCCACATTGGTGAAGTTTGTTTTAACATTGTTTGTGGAATATATAGCATTTCCAGAATGTTAGGGTTATTATTTGCAGCAAGTTTGAGAAATTTTCTCAAATCATAAAATACAATATCATTCTCATTGTCTTCAAATTGTTTTACGTTTTGCAGGAACCCCAAAAAATAAGACTCGGGGGGTACGAACACACCACGCAAATCAACATCTGACTCTGGTGTGTTCGTACCGTACAAGTGACTTCCTGTAAGGAATGATGCGATTATATCAAACCCATCAGGCATTTTGAACATATTTTTTATAACCTTTCAATCAATATTGTAATTAATGTTTCTCTTTCATTGAACTCTGGATTTTCCAAAACCACATCCATCAACTTTTCTTTGAAATAGCCAACTTGTGGTCCAGGTTTTAAATCCAGAACTTCCATGATATCTTTTCCGTTGATTGCCAATTTATCGAAATTGTTTGGAGATTTGACATTCAACGCATCATGGATATTTTGGAAATCCTCTTTTATCCTCGAAAAAGGATATGGTCCCTTTACAATATTCGCTTTTGAATCCGCAAGTTTCAACCGATAGAGGTCTTTCCAAGGAATATCTTCCAACTTCGTAATGGTCTTTCGAATAGCTTTTGGTGATGCAAAGTTGTTCATGTGCAAACGAATGAGCTTGGAAATGTATTTGATTTCATCGTTGGAAAAGGTGAGAGATTTCAATTCCTTCTCCGCAATTTCCGCACTCAATACATCATGTCCAGTGAACTTCAGATCACCAGTTTTTGGGTTGAATCTACAAGATGTTGGTTTCCCAATATCATGCAGATATGCAGCCAGTTTCACCAAGGGATATTTTGTGGAAATGTTATCCCCTGCAAAATAGCTGTGTGAAATAATACTCTCACGGTGATGGAGTCCGTGTTCATCTGGAAAATGATAGCAACATTCCAGCGAAGGCAGCACGTATTGCAAAGCTCCGATTCTGTGCAATGCGTTGAAGAATACCGATGCATACCTTGCTTTCATTGCTTTCAGAACTTCCAAACGAATTCTTTCTGGTGCAACATAATCACGAACATAAGATGCGTAAGCTTTCAATGCATAAAATGTATCGTAATCGAACTCACCATCAATTGCTGCCAGAAAACGACATGCACGAACAATCCGGTTGGGGTCTTCTTTAATCCTGTCAACAGGTCTTCCAACAAACTTGATTTGACGTTTCTTCAAGTCGGTTTGACCACGATAAGGATCAACCAGTTTCCCTGTGAATTGACACCATGCAATTGCGTTAATTGTCAGATCACGCCTTGCAAGGTCTTCTTGAATAGTTTTCGCAGGTTGGATTTCAACGTTCTTGTCACTCAATCCACCGTAAACATCTTTGCGGAATGTTGCAACTTCGATTCCATCAACGAATGTTACTTTGAAATAAGTGCCTGCAAAAGTCAGTTTATGGTCCTTGAAAATGTCTTCGATTTCCTTTGGAGTTGCACTTGTGACGATGTCTTCGTCTGCTGGCAATTTTCCAGAAAGAAAATCTCTGACTGCCCCTCCTACAACATAGGTTTCGTAACCTAATGTGCATAATTTCGAAACAATATATTCGGGTGTCGCTATCATATTTCCACCTCCTTTCACTTTAGAAAAAAACCAAATAGTTGTTGTTTCAGTTATTAATATATATAGTTATTTGGTTCTTGATTTTAAGTCCAATTATGACAGATACCTAGAACAAAATTAAAAAAGGTTGTGGTGTATGTCAAAATCAATATTGGATAACTACCTGAAGAGAATACAACAGGACGAATCCATATTTCCTGTGGATCAATTTGCTACAAAAAACACCCCGATAGATAGTTCACCAATGGCTCCTGTTGATAACCCGAAAAAGAGAAAACATAAAATTGGAAATATTTATCCAGAGCAAGCGGTTTCAGAACAGGAAATGCCTCACAGAAAAAGATGCATGGTTGATTTTGATGGAACGATTCACAAATACTCAGAAGGATGGAAAGACGGAACTCCATATGACCCACCATTTCCGGGTACAAGAGAAGCTATTGAATTATTAAAAGAAATGGGGTTTGAAATAGTTATTTATACCGCACGATTGTCTGAAGAGAATGCAAAAATGCAGGGCGGTTCAGACGATGTAATTGAAGAACAAACAAAATTATTAGAAGATTGGTTTGAAAAGTACCAAATACCTTATGATAGGATGACCGCAGATAAAGAACCTGCTGCATTCTATATTGATGACAAAGCTGTTCGAATTGTAGATGGCAATTGGGATGATGTCATACGATTTATCAGAAAGGAAATGGTTAACACTGGAGGAAAATAAAGATGCCTTTAAAAAATTCTTTTGTTAATGCAACAACAAATTTACTAAGTAGAAACTTCGGTGGTACGGTTGCTGGAGTTGCTGATCCATATTTAACTGGTTACCATTTTATATTTTTCGCAAAACTTCCAGAAGCTTTACCAGAATATACAGGTCTGGATGTTTCAACCATGCAAAACCTTTTGACAGGTGCATGTCTTTCAGTGACACCTCCTGGTGGAACTCTAAACAAGGTTGAATACACTGGATTGGGCGGTGTTAAATTCGCTGTTCCTGGTAACATTGATTATGGAAATTCAGTATCGGTTAAATTTTTGGAGTTCAACGGAACTCCAATGTTAGACATTTTTCACGGTTGGATCAAAATGATTCGTGACTACAGAACTGGTTCATCTAATCTACAAGATACGGATGATCTTTCTGGTTACACAAAAGCTACATATGCTGGTATTATGTATTATTGGACAACTGCACCAGATGCGAAACAAGTTGAATACTATGCAGCATATGATGGTGTATTTCCAACAAAAGACCCACAAGACCTGTTCACAAGCGATGTTGAAACTGTAGGTAGAATGGATGTTGAAATTGAGTTCAACGTTGATTACGTATGGCATGAAGATTGGGTTGAAGAAAAATGTCAAAGCTATGCTGATAATATTTTTAGCATCAAAGAAAGTGTCATTGAATCTTACGGTGATACTATACAATCAGTTGGTTAATAATTAACCAGAAATAAGTTAGGAGGAAATAAAAATGATATTAACAGAAACCGTTAATGTTTTGGAATCTATGAGATTCTTAGTTACTGCAAGACACACTTTGGCTGATATTTGCAGATCAACCAGAATGGAAAACAGAGAACTGGCCGCAGAATATTTCATCAATGAAGCTTCAGATTATGAAATTATGCATACCTTGGTTACGGGTGAACTGCCAAATGAAAAATATAATCAAGAAGCAGAAGTCATGATGTTTGGTTTGCTGAAACAACAATTGGTAGAAAGTCTTGATTTCATTCATGAATCTTTCGTCGATAAGTTTATTGCTGAAATCAATTCTCTATACCCATATTATAGTACTGCAAAACCTATTCTTGAGTTTCAATTATTTTCTGAACAAGATCCTAGATCATCAAGATTTACAGGTCCTGGAGCTAGTGTTGGTTCTAGAAGCGGCGGTGCATATGATCCAATTCTTGGGATGCCTGGTACAGGAAAGGATGCATATCCAGGAGGGAAAAAAATAGGCGACTATATTCACCAGTTAAAGAAAAAGCTGCCTTCAGCGAAAGAGATTGGTTCCGCAATTAATAAGTTTGCATTGAGTCCTGCTGGCAAAGCAGTTGGTGGTGCTGCGCTTGCTGCTCTGTTGATTTACGGTGGCACAAAAGTCTATAAGAGATTTTTATCACAAGCTGCTAAGAAGTGTGCTGGTCTAAGTGGAGCAGACAAAACTGCATGTATGCGGAAAGCTAAAGCAGAAGCAATTCAAAAACAAATTGCAGACATCAAATCAGGTTCAGCAGTTTGCGCAAAATCAAAGAATCCTGAAGCATGTAAAGCTGGAGTTAACAAGAAAATTGCAAAACTTCAGGCAAAAGTTCAACAGATGGCTGCATAAAAAAAGATTGGAGGATAATCCAAAATGTTTGTAGAGAATCAGAATTACGCAGATTCTTTACTGTTTCTTGGTTCCGCACGTATTGCGCTTGCTAATATTGTAAAGGAATCAACAGTTAAGAATAAAAAACAATTAGTTAGTTATATTTATAATGAAGCATCTGATTATGAAATCATGCATCTTCTAGTGCGTGGTGGAATGCCAGATGAAAAATTCAATCATGTGGATGAAGCTGAATTGTGGATGGAATTTAAAATTCAAATTCTTGGAAATAGAAAGACTGTTCAGGAGATGGTTAGTAATGAAATTTTCACTAATGTTCTTACTGAAGTTGATTCTATTTATCCATTACAGTCTGCCGAATCTTTGTTTGAATATTCTTTACGTATGATTCAAGAACAGGAATATCTTGGAGAGTTCTCTTGGGCAAAAGTTGTTGATTTCATCAAACAGGGCGGTACTGCTTCTCAAGTTAAAGATATGGTTAAAGGTTCAAAAGAAGGAGCAGCAGCACTTGCCAAAAAAGCTGCTGGCGCTGGTGGGTTGAAAAAGCTTGTTAAAGATATCCAAGCGGGTGGAAAACAAATGGGTGCCGGACTTAAACAAGCTGGTAAAGAAGTCGGACAAACTGTTGCTGGTAGTGAAGTTGGTAAGGGTGTGGCAGCAATGGGAAAAGGATTCAAACAAGCTGGTAAAGAAGTTGCTGGTGCAGTTGGTGGTGCAATTAAAAAAGGTAAACAAGCTATTGCCAAAAAAGACCTTGAAATTCAACGTGCCGCACAATCTCCAGCAAAGAGAGCTGCTGGTGAAACAATTGCAAAAGCTCAACAAGCTGGAATGGATAAAGGTCTGAAAGGTGATATTGCTGCAAAAGGTGCTGGAGAAAGAGCCGCAGCAACAAGACAGGCTGCACAACAGGCTGGTCAAAAAGTTGACCTTGCATTGAAAGGTGATATTGCTAAAAGCAGACCAACACCTGAACCCGAAGCTGCTACTGGTCTTATGGCTACCATTAGACAGAAAATCGATTCTGCTAGACAACTTGCTTCTCAATATGCACCAAAACTTCAGAAGTTTGCAAAAAGTCCAACAGGTCTGGCGATTGGTGGTGCTGCACTTGGGGCGCTTGCTATCTATGGTGCAACGAAAACTTATAAGAGATTCTTCTCAAAAGCTGCAAAAGCTTGTGCTGGAATGTCTGGTGGTGATAAGACTCGTTGTATGAATAGATATAAAGTTCAGGGGTTACAAGCTCAAATAAAAGATTTACAGGGAGGTGCATCCGTCTGCCAAAAATCTAAAAACCCTGATAAATGTCAAGGAGTTATCACTCAAAAGATGGCTAGCTTGCAGAAGAAAATTGGAAAGTTACAAAAACGTGGTGCATAAATATACTGGAGGTTACTAACATGTTCGTAGAGAATCAGAATTATGCAGATTCTTTACTGTTTCTTGGTTCTGCACGTATTGCGATAGCCAATATGATTAAAGAATCATCAGTAAAGAATAAATCAAAGTTAGTTAATTATGTTCGCAAGGAAGCAAGCGATTATGAAATTATTCATATGTTAGTTCGTGAGAGTCTTCCACATGATAAGTTCAACACAGTTGATGAAGCTGAATTGTGGATCGAATTCAAGTTAAAATTGTTAGCAAATAGAGAAATTGTTCAGGAACATATCAGTTATGATATCTTTGCTAATGTTTTAACTGAGGTGGATTCAATTTATCCATTGCAGTCGGCAGAACCTTTGTTTGAATATTCTTTACGTATGATTCAAGAACAGGAATATCTTGGAGAGTTCTCTTGGGCAAAAGTTGTTGATTTCATCAAACAGGGCGGTACTGCTTCTCAAGTTAAAGATATG